TTTTAGAGATCAACAAGGTCAAAATAGAGATCCATTATCTACAGCTGGTGTTGTAGGCGGTTTGGATAGAAGTAAAATAGGTCATGTTACAATGGGCAATAAGAAATATAACAAACTTTTTGCGCAACAAAAGAATTAATTTAAAGGAATAATTATATGGGATTACTTAGAGCTGGTATGGGGTCTTTAGGCTACCTGGGTAAATCACTATATAGGGGTGGAACTACTAGAGCCGGTGCATCCATGATTATAGGTGGAGCAGCTTTAGCTGGATTAGCACACCATACTGTCCCAGCTGCACGTGACGCAGCAATGGATGTAGCCTTTGGAAGTCCAGACGCAGATAAATCCTTTTTAGGTAGAAAGTTATCACCAAGCGCTATTATTGACTCAGCGGTACCTGGTGGGCAGAGTGGCACAGCTGCTATGGCCCTTGGTGGAATTGGAGCAATAGCAGGAGCTGCAATAGGAGGAACTGCTGGACGCTTATTGGGGAAGGGTGTAAGAGGTGCAATAATGGGCGGTATAGCTGGAGGAATAGGAGTTCCAGCAATGGCTGCTAAAGGTTATGTAAATCGTAATAAAAGTTTCATGAACCAATCTCCATATACGGGTAATAAAAGATTAAATAGAGAAACAATGGAATACTCTCCCTGGACAGAAGATAAAAATGTTTCTCTAGCTAGAGCAAATGAACTCAATGCATCTGGGGACATTGTTCTCGGAATGCATAACCTTAAGAGGGGCCGATAGTCACAATGGTTAATCCAGATCAAATGGCAAAAGCCTCAGAAGAAGCAGCTGGTTTATTCGGGATAATAGAACATATCCCAACACCTTTACATGTAGCAGCGTTTAATAACAACAGATACCAAAACACCATAATGCGTGGTGGCTTCATGGATAGGGGTAAATCTTACACTAAAGGGCAGGGAAAGTACAGACCTTTTAAAAGGGGATCATTGATCCCAGAAGCCATGGGAGATGGTAGACAATTTCTTGGCGGAACTAATATTTTTGGCCGAACTACTCGTAGAGGTGAAAGATTAGCTCAAGCAAAAAAAGCTTCGAGATTAAGAGGAGGTGCAACTGCTGCTCAAGAATTCAGAGTTCCGATGTTCAAGGGCTTCAGAAAAAATAACTTAACTTTAAACCCTAAAGCTTTTGGTAGATTTCATAGCGTTTCTGTTTTTGGACCAAGTGCTAGCGGTTTCTATGCGCCACAGCAAGGTGGAGCTCTTGCTGGTTTAGGAAATATGTTAACGCGGAGGAAGGCATGATAGTCCAAAGTTTAGTGGAGGTATAATAGGTAGACTGGGAGCTATAACAAAACTCGAAAGACGAGCAGCTGCTAGTATGAGTACTCTAGGTGGCGATTCGCAAATAGCTAGAATACTTGCAATGAATAATCCTGGTGTTATGACCCTAAAAGGTACAACTGGTCCATTTGCTGGAGGGTTGACTATGACCGCAGCGCAAAGATTCGAAGCTGGACACTTATCAGCATATGGTCAAAAAATTAGTGACAACTTTGCTTCCGGAGTAGCAATGGGCAATAGCGAACGCAGACTTGCTACAACATTGGGAGTTAGGGGAAAATACTCTCAAACATTTATGAGAGGAATGCTAACCTCTGGTGGTGGTGAAGCCATGATGAGCGCTGAGGCATTGGGCGCAAGAAGTGTCATGTTCGGCGGTGGAGAAAGAATGATGACAGAAACATTTGAAAGATTTGCTAAACCATTAGCTGGAGCATTCGAGAAAAGCGCTGCACTAAGATCTAAAGCTGTCGCAGCAGGTTTGGAAGGCGCTGTAAATAGCTTGATACCCTTATCTGCTGAAGCAATTACAGCATCAACAGAAAAAATGGCAATGGGTACAGTCCAAAAAGGTATTATAAAAACTTTAGGTGGAAAAGGTGCCATGCAAGCAGTAGGCGCAGGTGGAGCAAGAGTAGGATTAGCCGTAGGCGCAGAAGCCTTAGGTATGATGATACCTGGACTTAATATGATCTTGGCAGCTGATATGGCTTATAACTTAGCTAAATTAGGTGGATTAGGAGTAAAGGGCGCTATTAATTTTGGAAAAGATGCTATGAAATCAATGCAGGGCGATATTAGTAGTGGAATGTTTGGCTCGTACAAAGATGATGAAGTTAGATCAACATCAAGAGCAAGAGGAGTTATGGCTATTCAAAATAGCCAACTTAACGCAAGATCACTATTAGGTTCAGAGGGCGCTATGATGGCTGCCCATTTCGGGTAGAATGTATTATGGATAATACTAAAGAATTTAGAAAACAGTTAGAAGCTCTCTCTAGAGAAGATCTGCTTGAGATCATTAACGCTCAAGATCCGGAATATACTAAACAAATAAATAGAATTGAATGGGTATTTAAAAATAAACTAAAACATTTAAACTGGGCTGACGGATCTCCTATTGTTGGTAGAAATTTTACCAATAGAGAATTAGCATTATTGGTTGATGAACCATTTGAAGTAAATAATGATTTATTAAATGCGGGTATTTCAGCAGAACAACAAAGACAGATACACATAGCTAAGGACCCATGTAGGTGGGCTAAGCATTTTCTTGGAGCTGAAACAAGAGTTTATCAAACTATAATTCTTAGAGATCCTTCTTTAAGAAAAGTATTAAGAGCTGGTCGTCGTTTAGGTAAAACTTACACAATGGCAATTTATCTTTTACATTATAGTTATACACATAGAGATGGTAGATGTTTAGTTATTGCACCTATGAAAACTCAAGTAGAACTTATTTACCAAGAGATTAATCGCTTAGCTGCTAAAAATGCAATTGTATCTGGATCAATAACCAGAAAAGTAACGAGCCCTCAATTTATGATTGAATTTTCTAACGGCTCTACTATTCGATTCTTTACTTCGGGCATGAGGTCAGGAGGTAAGTCAGACGTTGCCCGTGGTCAGGAAGCACATATCATTGTATTAGACGAAATGGACTACATGCACGCAGACGACCTCGATGCATTGTATGCAATGTTGCAGAAAACCGCTGAAGATCAACCGGATAAGGTTTTAATTGGGGCATCTACTCCAACTGGAAGAAGAGAAAGATTTTGGGAATGGTGTAAGTCAGAAAGATTTACAGAGTATTGGTATCCATCATACTGCAACCCATTTTTTTCTAAAGATCAAGAAGATGAATTTAGAGAGCAATATTCAGAATCTGGATATCGACATGAAATAGAAGCAGACTGGGGAGAAGACTCAGAAGGTGTATATCCTAGAAAGTATGTAGATAAAGCTTTTATAGATCCATCTTGGGCATATATACCCGAAGTGCAATCAGCTAGATCTTTTTATACCATAGGAGTTGACTGGGATAAATATGGTGCAGGAACAAATATAGTTGTATTAGAAGCCTGTAACGACACATATGAGGATGAAAGATTTAGGGGAAAGGTAAGACTTGTATATCGAGAAGAAATAGCTAAGTCTGAATACACTCTCACAAATGCCGTAAATAGAATAGTAGAATTAAATGAATCTTTTAGCCCTAAGCATATTTATGTTGATCGTGGTTACGGAGAAGTGCAAGTAGAACTTCTTAGAAAATATGGAACAGAAAATCCTAAGTCTAGTTTACGCGACAGGGTTAAAGGAATTGGTTTTGGAGAATCTATAGAAATTAGAGATCCATATACCAAACTTCCAGTTAAAAAAGAAATTAAGCCATATATGGTTGACAACCTTACGCAATTTTTAGAAAAAGAACAATTACTATTTCCAGCTTCAGACGAAGAGATGTATCTACAATTAATATCTTATGTTGTTGTAAGAACTACTCAATCTGGTAGACCAGTTTTTGAAGCCGGCGGTTCAGCAGTTGATCACGCACACGATGCCCTAATGCTTGCGCTATTAGCTATTACTCAAAACTATGGTGATTTTAGCAAATTAAAAGTAGCTAGAAATACAGAAAGTTTTTCCAATACGTTCTTCATGCCAAAGACTAACGGGACTAAGTTAGATGATGATTCCGATAAGGGTAAGCCAGAAAGTGGTATTATGGTAACCACTAAGAGAAACTCAGACCTGATGCCAGGCTTTAAAAAAGGGAGACCCGCAAAAAGGGTTTCTAGAAAAATGTTTTAGGTACATATGTCATTAATAAATAATGTTCAAGACAATCAATCTCCTGCATCAAAGATGTTTGGGGATTATAAGATTGAAGAATCTTCATCGTTAAGCAGTTTGCAGCAAACAACAACTGCTAAAAAAGCATATTTAACACAATCTGGTGTTTCTTATGGCAATGATGAACCATATAACATAAACTTAGATTTATTAAGAAAAGAGTCAAATAATACTCTTAGTGTTCTTAGTTCTTTTTTAAATGATTTAGAAAATTTATTAAGACAAGTAAACCTTGATCCAACTAATAATCCAAATATAGAAGAAGCTCACGCTCATATTTGGGATGAGATTAATAAAAAAAATATTGATTATCCCAAGATAGAAGTAGATGGATATCCTGGGGACTTAAAGTATCCAAAGCCACCGTTTATTTGCTTTGATCAGTATTTATATGCAGAAGACTGTACAACTAGGGCTCATAGAAAATTCGTAAAAGAATATGACAATCTAATATCTAATTCAAGTTTTGGACACATATATGACTATAGGGAAATTATTAAGTATTTATTGAATGAAACGGAATGTATAAAAACATCATTAAACACAGATTTTGGAGATACATATGAGGATGAATCACAACAGCAAGTCGCAACGTACTACTTATACTGGTTTAAAATGGCAATCCACTATAAGGAACTCTTTGCCCAGTCAATCACAGCGTCGACAGCAAGTATCCCAGAATCCGAAGTGGATAAGGCAACTAAAAAACAAGCCGCTCAATTTCAAGCATTTTTTTCGATCAGAGTAAATTCTTTAACAGTATCTATAGATAATCAATTAGATTCCCTTCATAAAGATCTTGTAACTAATTGTGGCGTATTTTATAAAAACTTTTTAAGCCCATCGCTAAGGTTTAAAACAAAAGTAATTTCCGACTTTTCTTTAGAGCTAAAAACCACTCAAATGAAATCAGAGATGCCGACGTTGTCCGAAGAATTAACAATAGCACTATTGACTATGGAGGGCAATTTTAAATCTGTTTTAACTGATTTACTAGAAAGAAGAAATCATACAACGTTAAAAATAGATTTGCTTCTTCAATCTATTACGCAAAGAAGAAAATATATATCTAATATAATTCAGCTTTCGGCAAAAGCCTTATCAAAAGAAAAAATAGTAACAAAAAATACAAATGAAAACTATGCAACGTTACTTGCTGGTATTTACGTTAACACAAGTGCATCTGAATCACTTAAATCTAGTCATGGTTTATTAGATGATCTAGGGGAAGATAGTCACCCTCAATATCTAATGAAATCTGGAGGCTCGATAATTGGTGACGTCATTACTGAAAATGATGCTAAGATTGACGGACTTAAGGTAAAAACGCATTCCCATAGTGGAGCTGATGGCTCTGCTAGAGTTAGGTCAATTGATATTGATTACGATTCAGTAAGAAGAGATATTTCATTAAATGAGATTGCTTCTTTAACAAATGAGATTGTTATCAACATAGATTCCTATACACCTGATATACTACAGGGTGGAGTTCCCGTAGCAGATGTTAACATAAGCATTGAAATACCAGATGAATATAAGGATAAATACGATTTTGAAATTTTGTATATAGAGTTATAATATGACTTGGTTCAAATATTTAGATAACGACAGCTCCTTAGTGAGCTCTCCCGCATATATGCATTATATAACGCCGCCTTTAAAGAGGCGGAATTTTAGCTGATCAATTTAAAGATTATATAAAAAAAAATGATTGGCTATTTGTTGACATTGGCGACAATGAACTAAATATACTTTATGATAAGAATTTAAGTAAAGTTTTACAAGACCATTCTTATATTGTTGTATACGAAGTTGATGGTGGTTTAGAAACTGCCTCTCCAACTATGACTAAAATAGTTGATAATATTTTATATTTTAAATCAATAAAAGATCACGAAAAAGACAAAGTACCCGCTGGCTTATACTCGGTATATTATGGCTCGGATAACATAAAATATATACATGCTACTCCAATAGGTTCTAGTTATGGATATATTAAATATCCACAATCTATTATTACTTCAACGGAATCTAGCCCGGGATATAGTATCTGGTACAGCGCAACTCCTTCTACTATTAATTTATATCAAACAGAAATTAGTAAAACTTCTACAGGCTATTATAAGTTAGGCTATTTTAATGATGGCATAGATTGGATAGATCTAAAATCTACTAAACCTGGAGCAAAAATAGTTGGGACTTTTAACGGTCCACGATTAAGGATTTATGGATCACAGGGTCCAGATTGTGGAAAAATTAGGATTAGAATAACAACTAAACAGGTTGTTACATCTGATGTAGAAGCTATTGCTCTAGATTGGTTTGAGTTAGATTGTTTTTCATTAAACGAAAAAGAAACAATCATTTTTGAAAAAACAGATTTAAAATATTTAGAATATAATATAGAGATAGAAACTTTAGAAGAAAAGAATATTCTATCAACTAGTTCTTCTGTAAAGATTGCTAAGATTTCTTTTTTAAGAAACTTTGATTTATCACTTGATAATCAAATTATTAATCCTGATTTGTCGTTTAAATCCATAGGGGGAATAAGATAATGGCAACTATTAAAAAAACAATACAAAATCTTAAACCTGGCAAACAGTATCTGTTAACCGTCAAACCCAAAGATGCAGATATTAATGCAAGCCTAGATCCTACTTCAGCTGTTAGGTTTGAGATTCCATTAGATGTAACACAACCTGCTGATCTGGGTAATCTAGTTATAGTTGGTAACTATAAGTCGATAATGATTAGCTTTAACCCTTCGAATGAAGATGACTTAAAAGCGTATAACTATCAGGTTTACTTACCTGAAAGTATTAGTCAATCTGGATCAACCTACGTTATTAACTCAGGGGCAACTCCATATCTATCAGGAGTATCCGCTTCTAATGTTATTACAATAGACGTTCCTCAAAACTCTGAAACAACAAATAATGTTAATGCAAATACAGGAGTTACCACCACTACAACAACACCAAAATTATATTTTGGAAGAGTGCAATCTGTTGATACAACTGGGAATACTTCAGCTTGGACTCCGATAGTTGCATCAACCGCTACAACTTTTATTGAATCGGCACATATTATAGATCTTACAGCTTCTAAGATTACAGCTGGAACAATTGGTGCACATACCATTACAATGGCTGGGGTTAACTCAATATTAAAATCTAGCAACTATCAAGCAGCAAATACTACATTTGGCGGAACTGGTTGGAAGATAAGTGGTGATGGAAACGCAGTATTTAACAATGCCAGTATTAGGTCGAGTTTAGATATTGGCGAAGATTTAGGAACGTCAGATGCAACATCATTCCATGTTGATGTAACTGGAAACATGTGGAGTGGTGCAAATAGCACAAGCTTTGCAGTGGCTCCATTTAGGGTAACTAACACCGGAGAAGTTACTGCAAGAACTTTAACGCTTACTGGAAATACAATTTTATCCCAAACGGATGATTCAAAAATCTATCTTGGTGTAGGAGTTTATAATAATACTAATACTCCATTTTACGTTGATAGTGACAGCCAATTTTCTTTAGGCAATAAATTAACTTGGGATGGTAGCAGTCTTACAGTAAGTGGTAATATTAACATTACAGGTGGTAACACTCTTACGCTTATTGGTAACGCAGAATCAAATGCAAACATTGCTTATACTGCAGCACTTTCAGCCAGTGGTCTTGCACTAACCGCCAATACTAATGCAGGTAATGCTTACACGGCAGCGCTCACTGCTCAAAGTCTTGCACTGACCGCCAACACCAATGCAGGCTCAGCATATACTGCAGCACTTTCTGCAAATAGTCTTGCGCTTACCGCAAGCACCAAGGCAGACGATGCACAAGGTACTGCAGACGATGCTTACACCACAGCTAATACTAAAATAACAGCTGGTGGTGCAGCATTTGACGTCAATGGTAATTCAACTAATATTACTGGAGACAAAATCAGATCTGGTTCTATTATTGCCAATAACTTTGCAAGTTCTATAAACTTAGATGATGGTACATTCAGTTTTGGCAGTGGAGCAATTTCATGGAATGGTGGAACCCTAGATGTGAATGGTGATATTACAGGTTGTAGCGGAACTTTTAGTGGTACTCTATACGCTTTAAATGCCACAGTACAAAATGGTTATTCGTACAGAGCTGAAGGTGGTTTCCCTACCGCTGGAACTGGAGATGCTGTTGGTCCCCTTTGGGCTCAATCACTTTCTGGACAAGGTGTTCAAAGAATAGTTAGATATACTTCTTTGAGAGACACTAAGGAAAATATAGAAGACATGTCAAATGGTCTTTCTATAATTAATAATCTAAGAGCAAGAATTTTTAGTTGGAAAATGGGAGATATAGATCCAGTAACAAATGAACCATGGACCGATCAAGCTAAAGATCTTATGAGCTTAAATAGATCTTATGGTTTCATAGTGGAAGAAGTTCTTGAAGCGCAACCCGAACTGGTGACCTTCCAACCACCATCACACGAACTACCATGGGATGAAGAAGGTGGTATTTTTGATATAAACGCTTGGAAGCCAGCTATGTGGAATACTATTGAAATAATTCCTATTTTAGTTAAAGCTATTCAAGAGTTATCAGATAAAGTTAATGAACTTGAGTCTAAGGTTATTTAGTGGTATAATAACAAAATGTCTAAAATAAGCAAGCAAGAAGAACAAGAAACTGGTATAATGGAAACTTCTCAATCAGATATTAATGATTCTAATTTAGATGTTAATTTAATTATAGCTGTTTTTCAGGAAAAACTTAGCAGCTTAATGACTGATTTAGTTATAAAAGAAGCAACAATTAAACAACAGGCAAATATTATCAAAAGACTAAAAGGACAAATGTAAAATGAGTGATACACCAGAAGTAGAAGTAAAAACAGAATTTGTGGTTGAAATTAAGATCAGCGATAAGAACCTGTCTTATAAGAGTGACTTTACAGAAGCTGAAACAGTTTTTTGGCTTGAGGCTGTAAAAGATCTTATTATCAAGAAGACCTTTGAAGCTGCAGGAATGCTAGAAAAACAATAAATTACAGCCTAGACAAAATGTGTCTACTATTTAGATACAGGCACAATTAAGGATGTACTATGCCCATAAGAGATTATCTACCTTTTCAACGAGTAGACAATGACAATAACTTTTCCGCAAAGGCATTAGACCCAGAGCAGGTAAAAGGTTTATCAAAAGCGATGAAAGTCGCCTCGTTGGCGCTGGGATTTCAAGGCACTAATTATTATTTTAATACTAGAGCCATCTTTGAAAGACCAACATACGACTTTGAAAGATTAATGCAGGCAATTGATACAGACTCTTATGTTAAATCAGCTATGTCTAAATACAAAGATCTTTTCTGGAAAGAAGGTTGGGAAATAGTTTCAGAGAATCCTGAAGCAGTTTCATATCTAGCTCAAAGAATAGACTTTATGGAAATAGCCATGAAGAGACCATTTGTTGATTTCTTAATGGAAGTTTCTGATCAGCTATTTAAGTATGCAAATGCTTTTATAGTTAAGGCTAGAGGCGATCTTAGTGATTACTTTCCTGATAAACTTTCTCCTATGACTGGAGACATGCCAGTTGTTGGTTATTATCTAATACCTACTGAGCAGGTAAGAATCTTTAGAGATAAGCACAACAAGCCAAAGTCTTATCGTCAACAGACAGATCCTCTTACATACATGCCACTTGAGGGTAACCCAGTTTGGACTGCGGATAAAGTAATACACTTACATTTAGATAGAAAAACTGGTAGAGCTTTTGGTACTCCATTCTTAATCAACGTATTAGATGACGTAATTGCTTTGCGCCAAATTGAAGAAGATATTCAAAATCTTGTTCACAGAGAATTGTTTCCGCTTTACAAATACAAGATTGGTACAGCAGAGCAACCAGCAGAGCCAGAAGAAATTCAACAAGCAGCAATAGAAATAGAAAACTTAAGAGCTGAAGGTGGATTGATACTTCCATTCAGACATGACGTAGAGGTAATTGGTTCACAAGGAAAATCATTGGATGCAAGTGGATACTTAAACCACTTTAAAGAGCGTGTAGCTATAGGCCTAGGAGTTGCTCCGCATCACTTGGGTATGTCTTTAAACGGTGGAAATAGATCAGTAACAGAAAGATTAGACGTAGCCTTATACGATAGAATTAAGCAATATCAGAAACTCTTTTCTGAGATGATTAGATTAAATGTATTTAACGAATTGTTATTTGAGGGCGGATTTGACCCAATTACGAATCCATTAGAGACTGGTGTTTCAGATAGATGTTATTTTAAGTTTAAAGAAATTGACGTTGATACACAAGTTAAAAAAGAAAATCATATTGTACAAAAGTTTATCAACAATTTAATCACACTTGATGAGGCGCGACTCGCATTAGGGTATGATTCAGATGTAGATGCTAAGAAGACATACGCGTCTATTCAAGGTGATATACAGATTGACGTTGCTGCTGGAACGGCAAAAGCGCAAGCTGCAAATACACCACCAGATCCAAAAACTTCAGACGGACAAAAATCAGCTCCAGCTGGGCAAAGAAACCTACCCTCTAAGAAGAAGGGTGTGGGCAACGCAATGCGCCCAATGAATCAAAATGGTAGAAAAACATCACCTGATATTAAGAGATTTGATAATAATTTCTTATCAGTAATTGAATCTTTGCTAGATAACGAGTATACTGTTGTGGAGTCCGATGTAACAAAGGAAAATGACAATGTTTGATATAAATGAAAAATTAAATGGTAGTCAAAACCCAGAAGAAGATATTCTCCAGGTATTTAAAAGAGCAGTTAACAATGGGCAAACACGTTTAGCGCTTGAAGCTTTAGTAGAAGTTATCGATGCAATTCTTGATATCATTATCGTCGAAGAACCAGAAGTGATTCAAGCTTCTGTGGTTGCTCCAAAGCAAACAGTAAAAGAAGATACTCCTTTAGTTGAAGCAAAACAAGAAACAGTAGCTGAAGCGCCAAAGAAAAAGGCAAAAGAAACAGTAGCCGAAGCTACTGCATAGCACATGCTTGATTTGGTGATTGGTTGTCCAATCTATAAACGAGATTGGATATTCCCCTATTGGATATCTTGTATAGAAAATCAAAATATAGATTTTTCTAAAATAGGTTTTGTTTTTGAAGCATCTCCAAATGATGAAGAAACTATAGAGATGTTGATTCGCTATAGAAACGCTAGACCAGATATTCCAGAATTTATTATTGATATCAAACCAGATGTTCCACACTTTATTCACGAAGAAGGAACTAGAACCTGGAGTATGTCTAAGTACGAAAATATGGTTAACCTGCGCAATGCCATGTTAAATAAAGTAAGAGAATTAAATCCAAATTATTTCTTTAGCTTAGATTCAGATATCCTTTTAACCAATCCTAATACGATCCAACTTTTAATATCCCATATCCAATCAGGCGCGGACGCAGTAAGTCCATTGATGTTTATGACTCCAATGGATAAAATGTATCCAAGCGTAATGAATTGGGAAAATGAACCGGGTAAGCGCGGGTACAGGAAAGTATCTTATCCACTAGGTGAATATTTTAAATCTGATATTATTATGGCGGCAAAAATGATGTCAAAAGATATTTATAGCAATGTAAACTATTCATTACACGCACAAGGCGAAGATTTAGGTTGGTCTGGAAATGCAGCAAAACTCGGATATAACCTATATTCTGCTTCATATATTTACGCTCCGCACATAATGCATAAAGCAATGTTAGATAACTTTTTAGCCAATGGAGATGATAGGGGAAACGCTTTCTTTACAGTTGCATAGAAAGTATGATATATTTATATAAGATTGTTTAATCTTATAAAAGACAATTTACTATAAGAGCATATTAATATTTAAATGGAGTAAACATAATGGCATTTGATTTCGTAGAAAATTTCACACTCCAACTTCCCGACCTCTCAAATTTGGAAAGCGATTTTGCTGAATCGTCCAATGGCAAACAAGGCCTTATTATAGAAGTTGCTGCAATCCACGAACGGACTAACAGCTAACTATAACAACTACTCAGCAGATGCTTTAGAGAAGTCACTCCAGTCTTGGGTCGAGCCATACCCAAAGCCTATTATTTTAAATCATGATTTGAACTCAGAACCAATTGGCAGAGTAATTGCAGCTAAGATGGACAAAGAAGCCGATGGCTCACCATACATTCGTTTACAGATAGCTGTAACAGACCCACAGGCTGCTCAAAAGATCTCAGATCAAAGGTACTTGACCGGTTCAGTTGGCGGCAGAGCTGGAAGAGCGATCTGCTCTATATCTGGAGAAGACCTAGCTGCAGAAACAGCTGATGGAAGACCAAAGCCAGCTAAGTATAAGAGGGGTCAAGTTTACAAGGGTAAATTAGCCTTTGCAGACATGCAAGACATTTCTTTTAAAGAATATTCTTTTGTTAATCAACCAGCTGACCAAAGGTCTAGCGTCAGAACTTCAAAAACTATTGATGGTTCAACGTCGATTAATGATTCAGATACCTGGACCGCTAAGAGTACAGCGTTTATTCTCCATATGGACAAAGAAGATATCACTACCGTTGAGGAGAATGAGTCTATTTTCAAGAATCTTAAAAAGAAAGAATCAAGGCCACTCTATTTGCACCTTAAAGGGTCTTTCCTTACCGCGCTTGCTTTTCAGGAAAGTGAAACTGCTAAGGCTGATGATATCGCATTACTATCTAGAAATATGATAATTGATAATGAGGAGAATCTTAGCATGGACGAAACCATTCAAAGTGAAGACGTCTTGGCCGCTGTCGAAAATTTAAGCCAAGACCTTTCTACTATAGCCGCTACTTCTGTGGAATCTACTATAGATTCTTCTGTGCAAACTGCGCAAGTTGAAGTGGTAGATGCTGCCGAACAGGAAGCTCCTACAGAGCCAGCAGAAGAATTGGAAAAAATTGATAATACAGGGTCTAAGGAGATAGCAGTGGCAACAGAAGAACAACAAGTTGAACAAGAAGTAGTTGATTCTGTAGATGCTGAAATCCCCGCAGAAATGGAAGAGCAAGAAGAATCAAAGGTAGAGCTCACAGATGAAGTAAAAGCTGATGAGCAAGATGCCAATGATGAAGTAAATAAACTTCAGGCTCTCCAAGAAGAAAACGCTAAGCTTAAAGAAGCACTACACCGTACATTAGTTGAAAGAGTTGTTGATACAAAAATTTCATTAGGTATAGAATCTGTTGAAAGTAGAGAAGAATTGATTATCGATCACGTTAAGAGGTCCGCAGGATCATTAGCAGATTCGTTAAGAGATTTGGCTAAACTTCCAGTAGTAAAAAAGAATATTCAAAAACTTAATGAATCCATTATCGAGAATGACATTGTATTAGAAGAAGAAAATAATGTTATACTAGAAGATGAAGAAGTACAAACAGCACCACAAGCTAAAGTCGACACAGTTGAAGAGCTGTTCGTAGATGCTCTTATGGGCCGTCGCAAACTTTAAAAAAAACTATACACACAAGGAGAAAATAAATGTCATTAGCAAAATTTCGTAAAGTAGGTACCAAAACAGGTGCTGGTCGCTTTGTTGTTTCAGAGGGTATTGCACCTTCCGCTTACATCTTGCCATCAGTTGCACTTCCAACTTGGTACAAAGATTCAGAAGATGATCGTTTTGAAATTGTTATTCCAAAGGGAACTATCCTTTCGGTTGTAACAGACTCAAGTGGCGATTCACGTTTCGTTCCAGCTAACGGTACAGCTTCAATTGTAACTTGGGGCGATACAACAGTAGGTTGGGACCCAACTTCGGGTGCAACACCTAACTCTTCGCGCTCAGGCGATACACAAGCAGTTGGTGCTTATTCGGTTCCAGTTGGTTGTGCACAGTATGATCTCTATCGTCCATTCGATAAGGGTACATCGCAAGGCGCAGGCTTCATTGTCAGAGGATATGTTGAGTATCCAATGGTTAATGGAATCAATGCAGACCTAGCAGCAGGTGACCTAGTTTGTTCAGACGGAATGGGTCGTCCAGTTAAGCTTGCAGCTACTTCAAACGCAGCAGGAGCATCACATACTCCATGGATACAAGTTGGTAAAGTAATTGAAGTTGAGAAGTTTGCTACAAACTTTGATGACGGACTGCTTTCCTACATGCAACTTCCATCAGATCCAGGTGCGCTCAAGACAGTTTATGAGCTCACAAAGACAGGCACATACTCAGGTAAACTGGGTATCCGTGCAAACCTAGATGTTACGAATGTTATTGGTGCTTTCCGCGTCAATTTAACACTCTAATAAAAAAAAATAAAAAGAAATAATTAAACAGGAGGAAATATCCTAAGATGAGTAAGACAATCCAAGAACTCCTCTCGGGTCTCCCAGCTTGGGAAGCCGCATTTGCTGAGGACGGTTACATCGACACAGACAACAGAATTACTATTAAGGAAGCGTTTGCGTCATCTGATGCCGCGGTACTCTTCCCTAAGGTTATTTCTCGTACTCTGCGCGAAGCAGCCGAGCCACAGCTTTTGGTAACTCCGCTTCTTTCTACAGTACGCCTTGGTAAGGGTCGTTCTTTGGAATTTCCAGCGGTAAACGCAATTCAAGCTGCTGAGATCCCAGAAGGACAAGAATACCCAGAACAAGCTCTCGCATTTGCTAAGCAAATCGAGGGTAAGGTGTCGAAGAAGGGCGTAAAGCTGGCTTTCACTGAGGAAGTTATCGCCGATTCTCTTTGGGACATCGTAGGACTCCATGTACGTGCTGCTGGCCGTGCAATGGCCCGCTTAAAGGAACAAATTGCACTGAGTCGCTTTAAAGACGCAGCTACAATTGTCTACGACAACGCAGACGGTGCTTATGACGATACAACAGGTCGTGGAATTGATGGGGCTTATAACCTTTCAATTACATGGGATGATGTTGTCGACATGGCAGCTGTTCTTATGGCAGAAAACCACATACCAACAGACTTCATTCTTCACCCACTAATGTGGTCGGTCTTCCTCAAAGACTCGATCTTCCACATGGGTGGCTCTGCATCAGCTGTTAATACCAGCTGGGGCTATCGCCCGCAGTCGAAGGATGGCGTTCTCAACGCAACAGCCCCAATGGGTCTGAATGTGATTGTATCACCATTCGTAAGCTTCACAGCTAAGAGTGGTGCAACACCAGCAATGTCGGACGTGTTCTTGATTGACCGTAATGAGGTCGGAACGCTTCTTGTTAAGGATGACATGAGTACAGATCAGTTTGATGATCCGTCACGTGACATTCGTTCCATGAAGATGAAAGAGCGTTATGACATTGTTATGTTGGGTGACGGTGAAGGCATCACTGTTGCTAAGAACGTCAGACTTGCCCGCAACTACGAGGTAATGGTTACTAACGAAATGTAATAGAACCTTAGGACTGTTATAGTTACGACACAGTCTTAGAATGTAGGGGGGCAGCGGAAGCTGTCCCCTTATTTTTTTGTACAATAGCCGTTACTAGTTAACTAGAGAATATTTTAAGGAGACGCATAGTGGCGCTTAATCTGATTGACTACGCTTCAGTAGGTATAGATAAAGTTAAAATTAAGTTTGGTAGAACTATAAAAATTAGTTCTTTAACAAACCCTAGATTCGTAGTCCAATCTACAGATGCAACGCCAACAGCTGTTACTAATCCATTTAAGACGATTAATACATTAACTGACTATAATACAATAGCAAGAACATTAACCTTATATTGGTTAAATAATAATGTTTTAACATCGCAAAAAGAATATTATATTAGAGTAGTTGGATTACTCGATTCAGCAAATGAAGTTGTTACAGAAGAAAAGATTGTTTTTACAACAATAGAATCCGCTACACCATCTGACTATCTAACTGTTATAGCCCCTAAGATGGAAGAGCTTCTTATAGAAGATAATTCTATAATGCAAGAAGCATATACCACATACCAAATTATAGCTAAAAATCCAGACTTTTATATAGAATCAGTTGAACCTAAAAATGGTGACTTCTATATAGGTAATGATTATAATAACGGAAGAGTAATCATAACCTTTAGTGATCGTCCAGCATCTAACTTTTTAGATAATAGATATTTTAAAGCGCAAAGAAAAAAAATACAGAAAGCTCCTAGTAGATGGGAGAGTGTATCTACATTAGTGCAAATGCATTCGTGGAGGTCAGAAGTTTATGTGGATTTTCCATCATTGATAGACGCAACTCCAAGTTATTTTACTGATAACAAAGAATATTTTGAAAAAGGTTATAAGTATAAGATAACCGTTTCTAAAGATGTTGGTATATAAGATGGCTAATTTTATATATAAAAAAAGTAAAGAAGCACTTTTCAAAGGCGGCATTGATATAACAAGCAAGTCTTTTAAAACAGCCTTTATAAAAACAACTGTGTATACTCCTAACCAAAACACCGATGAATTTTTATCGGCAATCCCATCATCAGCCATTGTGCATAGAAGTTCAACTCTGTCTAACTTGACAAATACTTTGGGAACGCTCGATGCAGACGACTTAACGGAAACTTATGATGGTCAAGCCTTTCAAGCAATAGTTTTATATCAAGTTGGAAGCACCGATGGAAATTCTAGATTAATATCATTCATAGATGATTCACCCGGATTGCCTTTTACTGGCACTTCAGAAGCTAATTTGTTAACATTAAGTTGGGATAATACTGCAACTAAAATTATTAGTTTATAAGGAGAAAAATGGCTATTCAATATCCAGCAGCTTTAGATAATCTCATTAACCCTACGGCTAATGATTCTTTAAATTCTAACACAGTCCCTCACGCAACCCAGCATGCAAATCTAAATGATGCAGTAGAGGCGTTACAAACAACTTTGGGGATTAATCCTCATGGATCACACTTAACCGTAAAAGATAGAATAATAGCTGCTGAAACAAATATTTCAACCCAATCAGTTTTAAATGGGTTGACAGATGTTACTATAAACTCAGTTACCAGTGGTCAGGTTCTACGTTACAATGGCTCACAATGGATTAATTACGCGGAATCTAATCTAGTTGACGGAGGGAATTTTTAAAGATGTCTAATACACTGAGAATTAAAAGAAGGCCTAGCTCAGGCCTAGCAGGCGCGCCGGGTACATTACAAAACGCAGAACTAGCCTATAATGAAGCTGATGATATTTTGTATTACGGTAGGGGAACTGGCGGAGCTGGCGG